TTTCCATCCCGCAAAGATCACAGTTCCCGATTCCGATGCCAGAACCGGCGTACCAGTTGGACACAGATAATCGATTCCCGTGTGATTCTTGCTCCATTCTGTCTGACCGAATCCCTGAGAGATCCCATAGTCTCCTGCAAAAGGCTGTCTGTAGTACATTTCTTTGCTCATTTCTGCGCGATAAACACGCTTACCCTATAACTTTACATCTCAACGTATAAAATCTAAATTTGGTGCCTTCTCGCATCAAATTTGAAGAAACCGGCGGCGGGTCAGGTTCAGAAGACAATGGTATCCCTTTTGCGCCAATGTGCTTATCATCATTCTATCCCCCATGCTGCGATGACCGCCGGTTATCAGCCGTTTAAAACATCAAGAGCCAGACGCTTCAGTGACTCATGATACTTAGCGTCCAGCCCTTTGTATTTATCATCCAGTTCTTCCAGGTCACCATTGATGATCCCGGCATCATGCAGCTTCTTAGCCATCAGGTGCGTGGTTTCCGAAAGATTGTCAATGCGTTCCATCATGAGGAATTGCATCTCGTTGTTCTTCCGCTGCTGTTCATCAAGTTCGCGTTTGCGGGCATTGTATTCCTTCTCCCGCTTATCGTCCCGCTTTTCAACCTGACGTTCAAAGTACCAGATGCACAGGGGAATCAGAAATATTTTTACGATATCCCATACAATAACAAACTTGTCCATCAAAAGTTAGCCTTATCTGTCGGATTGTTACAGATTCCAAAGCCGATCAGGATCACGCCGATCGCGTCCAGGATCGTCTTGAAAGTTCCTTCCTCAATTCCCCATTTCTGTGGAAGACCTAAAGCAGACAGGATCGTCCAAACCGCACCTGCGACAGACACCCAAAGTGCCCAGGACTTCCATCTGGGCTGTGGTTCGTAATCTTTGAAATACTCTTGTTTCTCAATGTCACTCATAGTCACCTTCTTTCAGAAATAAAAAACAGGCGCAATCCTGGAGATGGATCACGCCTGTCTTTCAAGGTCGTTTTACTTGTAGTAATTATACTCTATTTTTCAAACGACGGCTTCACTTCAACATCGAAACGGACATGCACCGGTTTACCGCGTCTGATCTCGACGGTGATATTGCCGTTATCCTGACCGGCATCCAGCATCATTTGCAGTGCTTTTTTCACCAGATAGATCATTTCTGCGATGCTCATGATTTATCTTTCTCTGATAAAAGATCTCTGTACAGATCCAGATAATGTATGATATCCCGGTAATCGAGGATCGGCACATCATAAGCATTTGGCATCCTTTGCGATCTTCTCATTCTGCTTTTCAGTCTTTCAACGAGATCCGGAAGGGGCGTATGATACCCTTCATTTTCTCTTGCCAGTATTTCTGCATACAAATTCATTCTGAACACCCCTTTATTTCAACATTTTCATCTTTTACCTTTTCCATCACTTTCTGCCATAAATTATTACATGCATGTTCATCCCTAAATTCAAATCGATAGCAGAAACCATCCACATGGACTTCGGACTCTGTAAGTGTACAAACATAGCCTTCACCTATCAAATGCTCTAAATATCTGCAGTTTGTGCAAACCATACCGATATTTCTGGCAGTATCTTTTACAACATTTACAGCCGTTGTACAAATTGCTATCTTGTCTATTTTCATTTCCACATCTCCCACATAATAACCATCAGCACGCAGCCGAACAGCAGAAACCCGCCCACACAGATCAGTTCAGTCATGGATCTCCTCTGCTTTGATCTGTATTCCCGGTCTGGACCGTACCCACATCTTGCCGATGCATTCAACAGCCACCTGACTGTCATCCTTCCAGTAGCCGGTTTCTGTCATGCAGTCCTTCAGCAGCTTCTGCAGATTGTCGGTGTCCGGTCTGGTGATCCGCCATTCTCCCTCTTTATGTGTCTTCGTCGGAAACATCCAGGTCACATGAAGTCTAACCGCTCCCTGCAAAGGCTGATCAGGACGGTGACGCATCAGTTCGATGCAGAACAGTTCCTTCGCATCCTTCAGCTGCTTTGTTTGGTAGAAGTGAGGCTTACCACCCTGAAAGGTAACCCGTCTGGTCTGTGCGGTCACTGTCGGCGGAACCATGTCGATGAAAAATTCCATCACGCCCTCCGCATCCGATACACAGGATATGCGATCAATTCATCCTCAGTGTATTCACTGATATTTCCGGAAGTCCAGAGCATCTTTACCCAGGTATCAGACACATCCTTTACCAGCATCCATACATCAACATTGCTGTTCCAGACCGGCTCACCGACCATGTCTTTGAGATCATCCAGAGTCAGTGGATTGGTCAGATCCAGACGAGGGTCAGGCTTGTGGATGAGACAGCCGACATCAGTGATGAGGGCTTTCAGTTCGTCGTAGGATTCATCGACAATCCAATTACCACGGTCTAAAGTTTTGATGATATAACCTTCACCATCATTATAGTCTGCTAACCCAATAATATTGTCTACATTTAGAGAAGCTAAACAATCATCTTTTGCCAGATGCACTTCAATGAACTTCGGATACATTATTTCTCCTTTCGCTCTTCTCCAATGTCATTTTCAAATACCACAGGCTGTCATACATCAAGCACCGCATGCAGTCGCTTTCGGCTCTTAGATAGCACCCGGAGCACTCATTATTGATACAGCGGTCTAACTGCTTTACGACGATCTTCATCTTGTGGACTGGTTTCGTCATTCCTTCCACTCCTGCACCTGCGGTAATGGTTCCCGACTCATATGAAAACCGTCTTCCCGCCTGCCATCTAATTTTGCCCAGATATCAAGGGCAATATCTGCTTCGACAGTTCTGGGCATCATCTCCCACCGATAAGCATGGCGGTAAATTCCTTCCACAGCCCCTTCGAGACACCCTTGCACAAGCTCATCCCGGCGATAAAAGTATTCGCACCGCTCTTTGTACTCCTCATCCGTCTCGTCATCTTTACGTTCTGGTTTGACACGGATCGTAAAGCCGTCAAAGCCCGTCTGTGTGACGACTTCAGCAAAGCCGCGAAATTGTCCGATCTGAATCCTGCCATAAAGCTCACAGGCAGACTTGATGACATCAAGCTGCTTGTCAGTCACGATCAGTGCTTTTTTCATTCCTATTTCTTTTGGTTTCTTCATTTCTATAAGTCCTCTTTATGCATCATTTCATTGAAGAAATCATTTTCCTCTGGATGTTCATCAAGATAACAGACAGTCAGAAATTTGCACATTTTGTAAATCATATCGACTTCTGCTCTTGTTCTACACATATCTAACCCATCTTTTATTACCATCAAAGCAATAAATACGACAATCGAAAGAATTAAAATATTCATGACCGTTCCTTCCGGTACGCTTGCCAGAGATCTCTTTGCTGTTCAAAAAGAGTAAAAACAAAATTATTTGTCATTGACATCATTTCCGTTTCTCCCAAAGGTCGAAAGTCAAAAATGACAAACCATCCTTTTGACAGTGCTTGAGCTTTTTCTGACAAATGTCTGTTATACTCAACCCATACGGGCTTACCTTCCATTGCCCGCAGTTCGTCCCAACTTAAGGCATGATTCGCTTGCTGTTCTGCCCAGTATTGCTTTAGTGCAACATAGTCGGTCAGTATTTCTTCGCAATCCTTAGCCGCTTTTTGATACCTTTCGATTTGATCATTACGGGCTTTGTAGTTATCACGATATTTCTTCAGATAGTGGAGCGCATCTTTGTATGTTTGCGCACAGTCGTCCACTTCTATTTTCTCGTCCTCGTAATGATACGGACAATCATCACAATCAATATGTCCGCAACCTTCAAGGCACATTATCACTTCATCCAGCGTCTTCATCTTCATGCTCCCAATCATCACACGTATCAAAAACGTCTACAAATCCTTTGAACTCGCAAGCGTATGCTCCCGGCAGTCCTGTGTAAAAGCAGTGTTTGCACACCGCACAGGCTTTCGATTCAACAAGTGCTTTGTACTCATCATCGATTTCCATTTTTTCACCTCACCCTAAATACCAGACCTTCGTAAAATCGTAGTCAGTGTAATCGATCTTCAAATTCTTTTCTCGACAGATGCAGTTCAATGCACGAACGCATGGTCTGCCGTAGGAATTGTCCTCGCAGTAATCACAAAGCATTCCTGTGCCACAGTAACCGTAAGGCTGAGTGCCGTCCTGCGACTGCTCATTCGACCACTTCTGAAAATGGTCTTCCCATCGGCGCTTGGCTTTTTTCTGCTCTCTATCCATCCGCAGTTGTGTGTAAATATCAGGAATGGCAAAGGATAACTGTTCAGCTTTCATTCATCCATCTCCTGTTCAAGCCATTCACACTTACATTCTTCACACATTTTTCTTGTAGGACTGCTTACGTCCTTGCACCTTGCCCGCTCATCTCCCAAAAAATAAGGACAGTTAATGCGATAATAGACCTCTGATTCGTAATCAGTAAAATCGTAAACTTTCGGGTCATCTGTCAAGACCGCAACGAGATACTCCTTATTAGTCATCCGCTTTGGTTCGTCATCTTGTGTCATTATTCACCTTTCCACGGTTCTGGTAACGGCATCCATGCAATAACATGATGTTTATGTAACTGCATGATATGCTCTTCATCAGATAAAAACCATCTACCATCCATATACACTGCGGTCGTTACATAGTCATTTGCCTTATAGTCATAGCACTTATCACCGTCATAATGAGCCGAAACAAGAACGGTCACTTCCTCTTCCGGCAGTGCTTCGGTAACAGGAACCCACCTCCAATATTTTGTTTTTATTTCTTCCACCGTATTTCGGATAACCTTCGTCCACCTGTGACAGCAGTGCTTCTCTTGGTCGTACTCTTTGCAGTCATGGCACCATTCAAATTCTTCTAACGGCTCTGCGGATGGGATGTTATTCACAATTGCTTTAGCAAGAGTCATAGAATCCTGAAGTAAATTATTCCCATAACATGGTAAAGGCGTACGCAGTGCTTCATATACCGCTTCAATCGCATCTTGTCTTTGTATCAAATCACTCATCATTCACCTCGCCACGGCTCAGGTAACGGCATCCATGCGATAACTTCTTTGTCAGTTGCGTTCCATGTATCGCCGTTGTCCATCATAAATAAACCCTTGTAATAATGTCCGCTTCGGACTCGTTTCTCACCGTCTGACCTGACGATTGTTGCTAATAACCTGTCCATGTCTTTCGGCAATGCTTCTGAAACAGGAATCCATTTGACTTCTTCAAAAACGACATCATTTTTCCTGCCGTACAGATGGAAGTATTTATCAATCTTCATCGGTCACCTCTCTTCTCGGCATCAGAACAGAATCCATCATCACCAAGGTGATGCATTGTCAGAGAACATATTCCTGTTTTCAGTGCACGATTCATAGGCGTATAGAATTTACAATCTTCGCAATGGATGATTTTCGGATATTCTAAAGCATACTGCGATTTCACTTCTTCCACCGTCTTCCTGATAACCTTCGTCCACCGATGACAGCAGTGCTTCTCTTGGTCGTACTCCTTGCAGTCATGACACCACTCAAATTCTCCAGAGTCTGGTTCTGCGGATGGTAAATTTTCGAGCTCGTCAATCACCGCATCAACAAAAAGCATTTCATCTGACAATTTATCAGATAAGTTGTACACTGCTTTGGTCGCATCTTCACGTCTGATAAAGTCACTCATATTCACCCCACTGTCTTTGACTTCAAACCATCTAACTCAACAGCAATGTATTCTTTACTGGACTTTACTCTGCGATTCCAGACTTCTTTTGCCATTTCCATTGCTTCTTCGACATCAGTAAATTTATTAGCAACTTTAGTGTATAAAGCTATTGTTCTACTGATTCCGCATTCTTCGCAGACAATAGAAAAATGAATACAATCAGAATCACCACCCATGCTTACGATTTCCACTTTAGCTTTTGGTATATTCCCACAGAACGGGCATGGTTTCAATTCTTCACTCATGATTCTTATCTCCGATCTTTGCCGGTGTATATCCTTCCGGAATAAACACTTTGTCTTCATCTGCTCTGCGGTTCCAGGCTTCGACAGCCTTTTTATCACAACCACCATACAGATAAACATCAGTCCTGATCCTACAGTTTGCACAATAGACATAAGCCTGATCTGTCCAGTGAGATAAATGAACATTATCACTTCCACAGAACGGGCACGGCTTAAATTTTTCCATATCATCGCTCCTCATTCTTGCTTCTTACTTCATTCGCAGCCTTCAATTCCCGCTTGTACATACGTTTCACTCTGTCAAGCTCTTTGATGGCGGTCATGTGCTGATCTATTGCAGACTGCAGCCCAGCTGTTTTCATCATGAGATCATCCAGGTGATCATTCTTTGCATCATACTCCCTCAAGATCTTCAGCATCGCACCAGACAGCGACAAACAATGCTTCTGTGCAATCGCTTCCAGCTTTGTTCTATCAGCTTTGGTCATGCGGATGGCTATCTGTTCTGCCAGGGTCATTGAACATTTATATCTCATTCAGCCTCCAAAAAAAGTGAGGACTCGGGATCACATCCTCGGTGAAAAAAAACGACGCTCAATTTTTAACGCGGCTGGGGATAACTCCGCACCTTTCTAAAATTTGAGTTTTTATCCCGATAACAATCAGTGATTTCTCACTGTTCGTTTTCAAGACGCGCCGGATCACCCGCGTCCATGACTGCCAGGAGAGAGATGGCAGTGTGTCGATACCTTTAGAATTTTTAATGCGGCGAGAGTAACTCCGCACCTTTCTAAATTTTGTGTTTTGTTGTCCGGTAAAACAGTACGGGCAACCCCGTAACTGACTGTTCTCATGCTGCTGCGCCGGGATCCACAGCAGCGGCATCAAGAGCAATAATTCGAGAAATAAGTTTTTGTCATGCGGTGGAGAGAGTACCGCCCTTTCTCAAATTTTCCCGGTAAACGCGGTCTACATGATCACGGCGTTCTCACTTCTCCCACAGGCTGCAGTTCTGGACCTGCTTCGGATCCATCTGCCAAACCTGGCCTTCATCCCAAACTTTCACTACACATTTTTCACTGCCATGGCAGTACCATCTGCAGGTTTCACAAGTTCGTTTTTCATTTTCCATGTTCAGAACCTCCGCGCCGAAAAAGGCTGGCTTTGAAAAAGGGAAATGAAATTCCCTTTTTAAAAGCCCTTTTTCTTCCTTTTGAAGAAATAGGGAATTTCCCCTTTTTCCTTCAAAATTTCCCAACTCGGAAGAAAAAGGGAAATTCTCCTTTTTCCTTCCCTTTTTCCCAACTCGGAAGGAAAAAGGAATTTTTCCCTTTTTCCTTCCCAACTCGGAATTTTTGAAAAATGAAATTTCATTCTTCATTTTCAAAAACACACCCGAATTTCACAAAAAATTTATCGTTTTCATCGATCCAATTTCTGATCGTTTTTTCGCCTTTTCCGATATACTCTGCTAATGCTTTGATGGTTACCGGCTTCTGTATAGAGCAGGCTGCATAAGCGGTCTCCAGAGCAATTGATCTGCTGTCCGGTGTAGAACTGTTCCTTCTGGAGCTTTTCATCAGATTTGCATCGGATGAACCCTGCGGAGCCAATGCAGCGGTGTCGTCTGATGTATCGACGATGTGTAGCGGCCATTCAAACAACACGTTTATCGGTTCCGGTGATGCGAATTCACGCAGGACAAATTCCACACGCCAGGGAGTAGCTGCCGGATTATCGCGGTAGTTATTCTTCCAGTCCTCAGTCATTTCAAGCGGTGTGATGTCTATCAGCGCATCAGGATCACGGGCAAAGACACCGGAACCGGAAGCGCGATCCATGGCCTTTTTACCGCCCTGTGCTCCTTTGCTGTGGTGATGGCAGTAGACCATCGAGACACCGGCTGCAGCACAGATCTTATCGAACTGGTTACAGAACAAACCCATTTCTGAAGCATTGTTCTCGTCTCCGGTAATGACCTTGTAGATCGGGTCCAGGATGACCGCAGAGACATCTTCCCGCTGGATCTTGCTGATGATCTTTGGCGTCAGTTCATCCAACCGCATAGCATATCCTCTGAGATTCCCTACCATGATATTTTTGCCATTCTTCCACGGGATACCGAGGGCATGATATACGTCAGCAAAGCGGTGTTTTACGGAAGTAGGATCAATCTCCAGATTGATATACAGGACCTTGCCCTGCTTACATGTGAATCCGAGCCATTTCTGACCTTCTGCGATTGCCACAGACAATTCGATCAGTGAAAAGGATTTACCGGATTTCGAAGGACCGCTGATCAACATCTTGTGACCCTGGCGCAGGATACCTGATATCAGTTCCGGAGCCTGTGGCGGAAGGTTCTCTATGAAGTCGGATAAATACTCTATTTCGGGTAAATCATCGCTGTTTCCCTCCACAAAGTCCACCCAATCAGACCATGACTTCCTGCCGATATTGGTAGCAGCCAGATATTGTGCTTTACCTTTTCTGGTCACTCCCGGCATTCTGCTTAGCCTGGATGGATTCCGATTCTGCTTGTCAATTTCTATGCCTTGTTTTTGCAGAAAATTATACAGAAAGTCCACTCTGTCATAGTATTCTTCTGCGTCTTTGGCATCGACTTTGACAATGGCATGCAGAGACTTCCCGCCGGAATAAACCAGTGCTGCGATTGGCAGTTCATACCGCCGATACAATTCGTCCTGTTCTTGGATCGACAGCGTATCAGACTCAACCAGGGCATAGCGAAAAGCGGTCACGTTGTCATTCTTGATCCCTTTGCCGTCCACCGGATTGAAGCGGATCCATGCTCCGGCTTCTTCCTTCCAGTCTCCGATGGTATAGCCGAGATCGTTTGGACGTTTCCGCAGACTGGCGATCAGTTCACCGGCAGTACGGTCAAAGCATCCTTTGCCCGGGACCCATTTGCCGTCTTCCGTCTGGTAGACATCATTCGTGACATAAGCCACATGATCGTCAGGCTTGAACAATAACTCCAGATAAGTGATCAGGTCCTCAGTCGGCTTCCAGACGGATCGTTCCGGTTCTTCCGGGATCCCGTCGTATTCAATGACGTCATTCCAATCCAGACAGCCGTCACCTTCGTACGGTTTCCAGCCTCTGTCCTTTGCCATCTGGACGATGGTCCCGGCTTTCACGGGGTTGTTGTTCCCGCGAAAACCGGACCACAGCCTGGCGCACTCGCCTTTGTGATAACGTTTGTCATTCCGCGACCATTCATCCCAGACGGTCCAATCGAAGCCTGATTCTTTCAAACTCATCCCGACCATGATCCATTCACTGCGATCACAATCAGCCACAGGTATGTAATTCAATGCAGACAGCAATTGTTCGTCCATCAGTCATCCATTTCGTCCCATTTTGGGCGTATTAGAAAGGGATATCATCGTCCTGCTGATCAAGCAGATCAGCCCGTTTTTCCGGTGCGATATAGTCGATAAAGTAACCAACGTTGTTGGCTTTCTTATTTGTGCCGTCATTGCCGATGTATTCACGCTGGACGATGTGGGCACGTCCTGCTGCACCGAGGACATGATCCCAGTCCATGGTCAGGCGTTCGCCGTGCTTCTTCAAGCCAAGGCTGCGGAAGAATGCAGAGATCTTCCATTCCATCGTCTTGTAGAGGATCAGGTTTTCCTTGATCTCTGCTACGCCCTGCGGTGAATCGATCGACAGCGTGATGATCGCTTTGTTGCATGCCGGGATCTTGGCAGAGCCGTTGTGGCGCCCTCGCTCAAAACCCGTAACGGTGAAGTCATAATCACCCTCTTCCAACAGGATGAAGCCATTACCATCATCCTCAATAACGTCATCCCAACCCATAATATTTGTATCAGCAGCCATGTTTTATTCTCCTTTGATTTGTTTAGCTAATTTCGTAAAGTACTTCACGCATCCGGAGATCACTTTTTCCGGATATTCTTCAAGTGGACTTTCAGGAGAAAATCCGTTTTTTTCGCAGATAATTCCCTGAATCTGGTAATCCTCGATACCGGCATCTGCCATCAGTTCCCGCAGCCGTTCCAGCGGTGTCTGCTGCTTTACCGGTTCAGCAGATCCGAAGATGTGAGCCAGACCGTCAAATGACAGGTCCATTTGTTCCGGCAGTCCGTTCCGATTCTTTGCATCCCATGCTGGATTGTGGCTGGTATACATCACCCGCTTACCGCCCTGGGCTTTGTGGCTGTTGTTTTCTGTCACAATGACATTAGTCTTGTAATTGCAGAAGAGCAGCAGATCAGCCCATTCTTTCAGCAGCGGGCCGACTTGCTTCGTCAGCTTCATTTCCCAATGGTCATAAGCACCAATCTGGTCAGGCTGTTCGACTTTACGCTGCTTCGCATGGGCGATGATGGTCACATTCATCCCGGCATCCTTGACAGCATCGAAGGCTTCCATCAGTTTGAGCCATTCTTCACCGACAAAGGTATAACCTTTGCCGTATCCGAAATCCTCAATGCCGGTCTTATGGTATTTCTTCAAAATGTGCTTGATGCACATCGTTTCGGCATAGTCAGCGGTGTCCAGGATCAGCGTTTCGCAGATCCCCGGATTCTTTGCGACTTCATTGACCACATCGACCAGGTCAGTCCATGTGGCAGGTCTTTCGATCCTGCGGACGTCCATCTGATCCGTACCGCCTTCCACATCGATGAAAAGTGGCGACGGAAACTGCGCTGCCAATGTGGATTTTCCAACGCCTTCCGTGCCGTAAATCACGGTCTTGATCGCACGGGTTTGTTTACCCGAATTGATAGTCAAATTCATGGTATAATCTCCTTTGTAACAATGTCCATTGTGGACGGATTGAGACGGTGTTGTCGGGCAGGATAACGCCGTCTATTCTTTTTGTGAAAGAGCCACCAGAAACGCTCTTTGGCTTCATCCTCACCGTACATCCAGATCATGCCTTTGTAGAGGCTTGCCAGGAATCCGGTCAGTGTGGCGGTTACACGACCGCGCTGATAGAGGATCGATTCCGGTTCAACAGCTTCGGTCATGACAACCGGTTCCGGTTCATTGTGCCGGTGATATGGACGCGTCATAGTGCCCTCACGAAAGCGATGAACAGGACTCCGAGTACCGGCAGGAGCATCAGGATCTGCATCCCGACCGGCGTGTCCTCTTCCTTCTTGGGTTTCAGATTCAGATCGATCATTCCACACCTTCCTGCTGAACAAACTGACCGAAAACATCGCTCCAGTTCATCTTGCCCGGAACATTCGACGGTTCATCATTCACCCACAGCAGGGTGTAACCGTAGTGAGCCAGTTCCTTCGCCAGCACCGGATAGGTCACGCACTTCCCGGGACGAAAGATCGTCCTGGTGTATACTTCGCCGGTTCTTGCATCCTGAAATCTGATATCAGTGGCATTCACATCCACCACAGATTCTGTCAAAAACTTCTCGATGTCAAACATTGCTGCTCCTTCTAAAATTCCATCCAGACTTCGTTCCTGTGCATCCAGTCCTGCCATTCAGCTTCGGCCTCATCAGCAGTGATCTTTCCGGATGCCAGATCTCTCTCCAGCTTCGCTTCAAGCTCTTCCTTCGTCATGAGGGTCTCCCGGGTCTTTCAACAGTTCATCGACTGTGCAGTCGAGGATAGAAGCTATCTTCTGCAGTTTGTTTGTGGTGGGAAGATACCGACCACTTTCCCAATGAGAAACTGCAGATTCAGTCACACCAAGAGCACTTGCAAACTCTTTCTGGCTGATTCCTTTTGCTTCTCTGATTTGCTTCAATTGTTCCATTGCATCTCCTTTCTTAAGTACAACTTAATTATACTTTATTTTAACTAAAAATCAAGTAAATAATGAAGTTAGACTAAAGTTGATTACATAAAAAAAATACACTAAAACAGCGTTTCTTTCACCGGCTGAACTTCCACGGTTTGGAACCAGGCACCGCGGTCACCGATCTGCAGGCACCACCGAAACTCGATCGTTCCGTTTCTGCGGTCACGATAGCCATTGACATTGATACACTTTGCGGTCTGACCGCTGTGCTTGATCTGGAAGGTTCTGCCGATGTATTTCTGGCGAAGATCATTCACTGTCATTGTTGTGCTCCGAATCTTATCTTGACTACTTCTTCGCAAAATGGTTCGATCTCTGATGTCCATTTTGTTTCTGCACTGGCTCTTTGGAAGACCAGAGGAAATCCGCCGATACCATCAAACAAGCTGCCGATGCTTTTGACGTTTCCGATCTCAACAAAGCGATGAGCCAGGTGTTCCCAGAACGGCAGTGCAATGCTGTTGCCTAATGCTTTGTACCGTTTACTGTCGGATGCTCCCGGAATGTCGGTCCATCTATCAGGATAACCCTGCAGCCGTTCACATTCCATTGGTGTCAATCTGCGGACAGAATTGTTTGTGTTTTCGCAGACTACATCGCAGTTCGAAACACCGTCGTTTCTTGCTTTCAAAGAACTGCCTGTCTGGCGTTCGGCGTAGACGCCGAACGCCTCGAATGTCATCACACACTGCTGATCATGCATCGTATCCAGTGCATTCGCTTTATCACTCATACTGATCTGGTTCAATTGTCCGTTTCCATTGGAAACGGGATCTGTCCCGGCAACAACCAACGGTTGGTTGTTGCCGCCTGTGCCGTATCTGGATCTGACGGTTTCAGATACATCATCGAATTCATGGTAGCCATGATGCACAGATGGATCATAAACCGCCGGTCTGTCGATCGTGTTCAGCGTAAAACTGACATCTTCTGTCCATCCTTTGCCGTTGCATCCGGCTGTGTCAGCACGATCAATGCTGTTACCTGCAAGGCAGTAGACTGCCTTGCGGGTGTCTTTATCATCTAATACCATTTGATTGTTCACTGTACTCAATGCTCCGATGTGTTCTTTCTGGAGTAAAATGCCTTTGCCCCCCCTGGTTTCCCGGAGCGTTCCTGAAAACTTATACAAATTTTGCCTGTTTCTCCAGTGCTGTTTTCAGTCGTTCCGGCAGGATCTTCCCTCTGCGTTCTGCCCGGTTCAGGATCCCCTGACATGCTCTTGCGCTCAAATAATATTTCGGGAGCGGATTCTCCTCTAAAATCTGCGACAAGTGCGATTCGACGGCGGCGTTGGGGCACTCCCCAGTATTGCGCATCGTGAGTCCTCCAAGCAATACTCCCCCCCCCGCCGACCAGTAATATTCCTGCGTAAGGCCATCCTTTTTCAGGCACAGGCACATCAGGCGCATTCGGCTCGATGATCCTTGCGAATTCACCGAGGACTGCTGAAAAGTCTCTTCCTTTGTTGGAAGAGAAGGCTCCCGGGACATTTTCCCAAAGAGCGAACCTTGGATATATTCCATTTGTTTTGTTCCTCATTTCTTTGATAATTCGGATCATTTCCATGAATAAACCGGACCGTTCACCTTCAAGACCTTTTCGCTGTCCTGCAACAGACAAGTCCTGGCAGGGTGAACCGCCAACGATCAGATCCACAGGATCCAGTTCGTCACCTTTCAATTTGGTGATATCACCATATTGGTTCATCTCTATTTCTCCGACATTTGAAAAATCTTTCGCAGAGCCTTCCAGGCATTCTCGTAATCCCGAAGTTTTTCTTCGAGTTTATCGATGCGTTCGGTCAGTTCTGCGATCTTTGTGTCCTGAATCTCATCAGGCTGTTCTTCGGTCTCACGGTCCTGGACGACTTCCAAGCCATTATTCAGTGCCCAGCGAATGGCTGCTTTCTTCGTCTTCCAGTCATTCGGCACATTTCGAAGGACAGAACCTTCCTTCGCATTGATCAGGATCACTTCCTGGTCGTCTGCACCTTCGTTGATGATGTAGGTAGTGACTTTCATTTCTGTACCTTACCGTCTGATGTAGATAACTTCGAATCCTGCCTGATCCCATTTGTAAAAATTGGTCGGGATCTGGCGGGAATTGTCGCGCTTCTTGATGACGATCTGCTGGACAGTGGCGTCCTGCTTCAATTCCTCAGCTTTCTGCATGACCGCGTCCTTATAGCGCCAGTGTCCGCGGACGATCTGAAAGTACGGTGACGCGGTGGTCATGATTTTCATAAAGTACATATCTGTTTTCATTACAAATTCCTTTCTGCCGTCGTACCCTCCGTGGCGGGTTTTGGATTTCACTTCAAATACTCTCGCATTGCTTTGATTTCTTTTTCATATTTCCAAGCGTTTTTGCGATCAAAATATGCTGCTTGCGCAATGTCAGCATGTGCTAAACAGAGCGATAGTGATTTGTAGGAATCGAATTTTGATCCTACAAATTCATCTCTAAACATTCTCGGAATACCAATCATGATGTCGTCTACGCTTTCGGTTACACCTTCTACTGTGAATGTTCTTTCAAGTTCTGCTGTCATTTTTTCGTCTCCTTTTCTGTTTCGTTTAGCTCTTGTTTTGTTGAGCGTAACTAAAGTATAATTGAGTATAACTAAATTGTCAAGAGAAAAAGTGATTCTAACTTAATGTAGGTTACCTAAAATTTGGTTGTAATTTATACTTACTTTAGGAGGGCTAAGATGAAAGAAGAGAATTTATTCAAACTTTATCGTAAACGCGCTGGATATTCTCAAAAAGAAGTTGCGCAAATTCTTCATGTAACTGCTTCCGCTGTTTCGTCTTGGGAATCTGGAAGATATATTCCAGACCCTCAAAATTTGAAAGCACTTGCAGACCTATATTGCGTTAGTACTGATGCTCTTCTTGGTCGGCAAGGAATCGAACCGCATCCGATCCAGGAACAGCCTGAGATCGAATTTGAAGAAGAGATCTTCCTCCCAATCGTAGCCTCTTTGCGCTGCGGCTATGGTCAGGCGGGAGAACCATATATTTGCATCGGCAAGCATGGCGTTCCCAGGTCCTGGGCAAAGCGATACGGTAAAGACATTGTGCTGAATTATGCTCTCGGAGACTCTATGATCCCGACGATCCTGCCGGGAGAATTGATGGTCTGCTATCCGGGAGATTGGTGGGATGACGGAACCGTGGCCGTTATCACTGTCAACGATACCGAAACCGTTAAAAGAATCTATCACGCGAAGGATGGCGGGATCGACCTGATTCCGGAGAATCCGAAATACAAGATCATGCATTACACTCCGCAAGAGATCGAGGAATATCACATTCACGTTCTGGGGCACGTGGTCACAACGATCCCGCAGGAGATAGCTCCGATACCGAGGAGAGAAGAATGAGAAAACCGGCTGCCCCGTAATCAGCCGGTTTTCTCGTGTTGCAAGGAGTCTACCCAATAAGGAGAAATAAAACAATGCTCTCTGTTCTGAGATTGATTATAACATAAAAAACTGCACTACCAGGAGCGAAACAGTGCAGTTTTTATGGAGGTGTTTATGCCAAAAAGCATTTATACATTTATTATACCAAAAAAAATACTGCCGCGCGCTATTCGGCAGTACTTTCTTCCGGGCCGTTACCCCCGGAGACTGATGATGATAGAGGATATTTTACCATGAATTCTCCATTTAATACAGGTGATAAAGTAGTTGCTTACTGCCGTTATTCAGGTGGTGAAGAACAGGGATTGAAAAATACAAGTACAGACGAGCAGGAAGCTGCCATCCGTTGTTTTTGCAATGAAAACGGTCTGGATCTGGTCAAGGTTTATGCGGATCCGTTTGTTTCCGGTCGATCTACCAAAGGCAGGGAGCACTATCTGGAGATGATGTCTGACCTGATTCACAAGAAGGTAAAGGCTGTTGGTTTGGTTGCCTGGGACTTCGAACGCATTCACAGGAATTATGATCAGGCGCAGCTTGATGGAGCACGGCTGAGGATGGCAGGATATAAGATCTTCAGCCTGATGCAGCCGATCATGGATACATCCCCGTTTGCAAAGGTCATGGAAGCCATGTACTTTGCATCAGCCCAGAACCAATCCGACATGATCTCCGCAGATGTCAGAAGGGCACTGCAAAGTAATTTCACAAAATTCAAAGTGATACCGCGCACCAACATTCCGGATGGATGGATTCCAGTTGAAGTTGATATGGGCACATACTCCAACGGAAAACCGCGCACCGGATACAAAGCAGAGCCGGACCCTGACCTGATTCCAAAGATCCGCGAAGGAATCAAAGCCAGGATGTCAGGCGCAACCATGGAGCAGGTCAAACAGATCATCGGCGGACCCTTTACCAAACGACCACGAGAAGCGGTCCGGCTGCTGATGAAGAAGCCGTTATTATTCGGTCAGATGACTTTCGGAGGAACTACAATGGACAATTACTGTGAACCTATTATAAATAAGGATGAATTTGACGCACTGCAGATCTACAACAGCACTGCGCCCAAAGAACACTATAAACCACTCGGTCATTTTTCAAAGAACAGACCGATGCTGTCAGACATGCTTTACTGCGGTGTCTGCGGTAAGAAAGCATTTCTGGACAGGCGCAAAGCCAAAGGTCACATCTATGAAACCTATTACTGTAACGACTACCACGTCGGCTTCAGGCGTGAGATTCTGGATCAATTGGTAATTGAAAAGGGTATTGAAATCCTGTCAGACGGCAGTTATCAGAAGACCGTCCAGAGCATCACAGAAGACCTCAAAACGCCGTTTAACGGTGATGTGGACGATTTATCGATAGAAGCCGAAATCGCGAAAATAGACCGCAAAATCGCGCGAATTTCGGATGCTATTGAAGACTCTGACGAACCGCCCGCCACACTGGTAAAGAGACTGGCAGACCTTGAAAAGAAACGTGCAGAATATGCACAGATGTCAGCCGACACAGACCCGGACTCAGCAGATCACATTCTGGCAGAAGCGGATCGTCTCCGGCTCTCGATCCTCTCTGTGCTTAAAAACGAAAAGAGCACCACAGATCAGATCCGTGATGCTCTTTCGTTGTTTATTCATTCTGTCGTCATCTATCCTGATAAACGTGTTTTGATCCGCCACACACTCCCAGGCTTTGCAAAAGTTGCGGGTGACTCCCGACAAAATGTCTTTGCGCCCCTGAGCAACAGGACGACTTACTCGCAACTTTTTGAAAATTGGTACACTGCGGTGTAGTGTACCGTCTGCCATCCCTTGCGTTCGATAAGTGCGAATTATCGGAACTAAGGAGGTAACATGGCAGTAGGTACACAAAATTTAGAAGTACATTTTGATAATTTAGGAGTTTTCTCTGGAACTTTCGAAGATTTTGTAAAATACATTTTAGACAAATTCGAAAATTTTACTGAATTTACTTACCATAATGCGATGGCTACTCATTCTGGTAAAACTCATTATTTAATATTTGGAATTAATTACCATCAAGGGAGAGTTGTTTGTATGTTAATACCTCAAGTAGCAAATATTTTTGAAATATTTTTTTTAGATAGAGAAGGAACGACTGATACCATAAGACAATTAGTTACTCAATCTTATACACCACCTGCGTAATAAGAAACTTCAGCGGGAAAGGTGACAATCCCGCTGATTGTTTAATGGATTTATCACATTATGCTGCGATATAACTAATACTGAACTGGATGCCAGTGAGTGGTCCTCCAATAGAACTAACTTTAATATTTGTTGAATTTAATACTTGTTCAAAATACATTATATGAATAGTTAAACTATCGTCTAAACATATAAATCTGTCATTCAAAGTTCTTGGGGTTGGTAAACCTTTTAATACAATGCTTCCACCGGGTATAGTTACAGTGGAATAGCCTTGTACATAAACGATATCATTTTCCCTGTATGCAGTAATCGCTGTTGTACCACCTGATATTCCAAATTCAACATTAATCGAAATTGCTTTACTCATGTTTAGAGGAATAATGCCGTCAGCCATAATCATCCTCACCTTTTATTAGCGTTATATGTTTTAAAACATGTGTTCAATAATTCGCACTTATCAAACTCTTTCATTTCTGCCATCCTTGCTTTATTCTGCTGAAGCAGATTCTTCATACGTGAAGACCTGATTTGCAATGGCACTGCCATCTGTGGAGCGGATTACCTGAACCAGTTCGTAGACATAATTGTTGCTGTCGATGTCTCCGGCAAGAATGTTGTAAAAACGCTTCATCGCCTGAACTTCATCATCGAATTTCTGCTCGCTGTGGGCTTCGGTACCCTGTTTGTTGATATTGAAACGAAGAACGATAAAAAACATGTTAGTTTCCTTTCTGACCTAAAACAAGATTGACTTTACAGGTAGTGCTTGTGCAAATACCTTTGAGACTGATATAACCGCTTGCGGATGACCAAGAGACATCCGATGTGATCGCAGACGGCACAGTGAATGTGCAATTCAGAACAACAGTATTACCATCGATTCTGCTGTCTGTTACCCGACAAAATTCACCTGACGCAGAAGATTGCTGTGATGTGTTCTGCTGATAGAAATACAGTATTTTCTGATCTGCGTAAGTCTTGATTCCGCCGGAAGTCACAGGATTTGTGCTTGACGCGGTCGGTGTGGTATCGAAAGTCAATTCATCCTGCTTGCCGTCCAGGGCAGTATTCAAATTATCCACATCATCCTGCAATGACTCGATATTTGTCTTGAAGGTGTCATGGTCGTAAGACGTAAATTCTCTCGATACCTGAGTTCCTTCTTCCCAGACCGATGCAGTAGTACCGGAATACCCGCGAACCAGACCGCTGACAACGTTCCCGCTTATCGTGCTGTAATACACGACTTCGGCGTCTTCGTCGGTTCCCAATGTAAGCAGATTCGGTCCCGGCGGAAGAACTGAGCCGTCAAATACCGTCAGCGATGTTGCGTCTGCAGCAATGATGGCTGTCAGCGTTGTCTGTGGGCTGTTCGACTTTGCTTGATACATTGTTTGTAATGCCATTTATATATCTCCTTTCAAAGAGTTAGTAATTACCACCACCACGACTCTGGACAAAGCCCTGTACAAATACTGAACATTGGACGTATGCCAGGTCATTTGGTCTGATTTCTACATCGATCCAGGAATTACGCGGGATCTGGTTTTTGTCATTCAGCAGCCATGTTGTGATGTCTCCATCATAACTCGTGCTGTTTACAGTTGTCTTTTTCTTGCCGCCGACGTAAATGTCGAATGATGTCGGATTGCCAGATTCGAAAATTCCCGCTTCGATGTCATGAGAATGAGAACCAACGGTGATAGAATGCGTATGACTTCCAACACTGATAGAATGACTGTGGGCATTAACACTGATAGAGTGATTGTGAGCACCAACACTGATAGAGTGATTGTGAGCACCAACGGTGATAGAGTGGCTGTGATTTCCAACGCTAAAACTATGTGAGTGAGCAAAGTTTGTTTGGGTCTTATTATCTCCAGCATTGATAGTCACTGTAACAGTGCCAGAACCGCTGTGATAGTGCTTTAAATCACTCCTTGCGATTCCGTGAGAATGTCCTGTAGTATCATTTACTGTATGCAAATGAGACCCAGTTTCATACATTCCGGCAGTTGCATCTCCGGAATCTAAATAATGAGTATGTTTATACTCAACGCTTTCAAGAGGAGTAACAGAGTTAACATGGCCATACAAAGTATGTGAATGCGACCCAGACTCAATAGTTGTGACTTGAGTACCATAATTCTCATAGTCATTGATATTAGTATCAGAAGTAGCAATAGTTGATTGATTCGCCCAAACCGCATCAGTTGTATCATCAATACTGACAGTTGCGGATGCTGAAAGACTAAGATTTTCGCCGCCGGATGCAACACCAGTCTGACCGGATGTTCCGCCCCCGGAACCGGATTGAGTATTAATTGCTCCACCGTCACCAGTATTTTGATTTATCGCACCATTAGAACCGGTGTTAGTATTTATCGCACCATTAGAACCAGTGTTAGTATTTATCGCACCATTAGAACCGGTGTTAGTATTTATCGCACCGTTTGAACCAGTATTTTGATTTATTGCACCACTTTTACCAGAAGATGCTTTACTATAAGACCTGAACTTTCCCAGTTTCAAACGCATCAAAACCTTATTGATTTGACGCATTTCAGACGGAAAGTACAAACTCATGATCATGCCTTTGCTTGTTGTTGCATTAGCGTCTTTGCTGTGCTGATAAAGCTGTGTTGCACCCTGGGCATATACGCTTTCAATGCGGACCCGGTCAGCCAGATCAGCCACATTTGATGCAATGTCTGTTGGTTTGGTTGACAGATCAATATGCAGGTCACCGGCCTTGTCATGTTGTCTTTGTGTCCGGGTGATATATGCAATCGATCCGTCCTGCGTCATCTTGCAGATCTTGCCGACTTCCGCGTCTACCCAATCCTGACCGGTCAGCGGATACAAGTCAGTGACATCAAAGGTCCGTGACATCGTCGGTGTCTGGTAAACGTCAAGCATGGATTGCGCGTAAGCCTTTAGGCTTTCCGCATTTTCGAAACGCCTGTCTACAAGCACCTTTTCCACAATGCCATACTGATTTACGATGTTCTGCGGACTTTGCAGATACGGCACACCGTTATTTACATCTTTGATGTTCAGCTGGTTTACGCCTTCACCATATCCAAGTGGATAGATTCTTGTGCAGATATTGGCGTAATCTGCCGCAGTTCCGGATGACAGGATGTTACTTCTGGCACGCAGATAATATTGTGGATTTTTGGTTGTGTCGAGAAGACGCAAAGAGATCTTCCATGGATAAACGGTTGTATCGAACGTCCACATGTACGGACTGGCGAATTCCTTCGGGATGCTGTAAAGCGCATTGAGGAGATTTTCCTGTTCCCATAAGTATTCAAATTTTCGGCTGAAATCACAGACGTCCAAGACCCAGTCCTGCTGTTTAGACAGGAGCCATTCTATTGTTGACTTTGTGGTTAGATTACTGACATATTGCGCAGTGTCAAAGGAACCAAACATTACTGTGTCACACAATGTCGTGATAACGTGCTCACATTCATAAGTAACCACTCCGACATTGTTTTCATCTGTTTTCGGTGCTTTGATACGGTACAATTCTCCGTCATCACCCCAACGCACAAAATGCCTTGGCAGACAGAATTTATTCTTTTCGTCTGTGGACGGCAGTGAAAAAGACAGCAGATAGATCTGATTCAGTTCATGCGTTTCAACAATGTCGAAAGCATTCTGCAGAACCGCTGTCTTCTTTCGTGTTTGCCGATCATAAACATTGAGCATGGTAGCCATTACAGATACCTCTCTGTATACAGAATAGTTGCATCAAGATTCGCAGAACCGGATGCCGCCTCAATTTTCAGGTCAACTGTATTCCGATTCAGTTCATCGATCCAATCACCGCTCTGAATTTCGATCGCATTCTGACCATTGAGCAGTACATTATATGTGTTTGCGTCAACAATCAGCACCTGTCCCGGCCGCAGTGTAACTGTCAGATAACAGGTCTTGACATCGATATTTTCAAGGCTTGCAGACTCATCCACAAATTCATAACCGGATGTCAGCGAACTGACGATCACGGCAGAAAGCGTTGTGTTTGCATCGATAATTTCTGACCCAATAATGTCAGCTTCGATATCAGCACAAAGCGTACAATCTGCGGCCACTTCTTCCAAACCGGAGATAGCCGGGAATATCTCTGCTGAGAGAAGGATGTCAGCATCAGCGTTTTCCGTACCGTTTGCCTTAGCCAGAACGTACATGTCACCGGTAGCGACCAGTTCACTGACCGTTTCTGATCCGACCACTTTTTTGATCCAGCCGGGATATCCTGCAGTAATCGCGTTTATCCGTTCATATCCCTTGGCATTACCACGAAAATCCAGAGCGGACCCGATAGCGCAGTCAACGACTTCAAACCCTTCGGCTTTTGCCAGAATGGCATTAGAGTCGGAAGGAATGTTGAATGGCGAACGGTTGAATATTGCACGGTTGAAACCCATGTTTCACCTCGATTAGTTGACGTTGAACTGTAAGTTTCCTGCTGCAAATCCTGCGGTGTACCCTGTTGTGATTGCATAGCTGTTATTCAGCGGAATGACTGCATAAGCGTTTCCGCCGGTCTGAGAGTCATAGATAACTGCAGTATTCCATGTCCCCCATGCACCTGTTGCAATTCCGGTGGTGATCACGTCTGAATTCTGCATCATGGCTGTGCCGGATGACTGCTGTGCAGGTGCAGTAAATGTCGTACTGACGCGGGAATAATTGTTACCGGAGAATTCGTTGCCGCTTCCGGTCGGATCGCCGTTTGCAAAGCCAATCCAAGGAGCAAAGCCGGAAAGGGAAGACCCCCGAAGCGTGTTCATGATTGCGGTGCGGTAATATGTACTAAGGTTTCCGCTCCAAATCCATTTTACATTCCCCTGACGAAATACCGGACTGACACCTGCTTGAATGGTCAGCGGTGTGTCTAACTGTCCGTATAACCACATATTCCCGCCAGTCAAAGAGTCCATTACTGCCACATAGGATGCAGTGTTACCGCTTGCAGGTGCTTCAGGAAATGTGATCTGAGAAGCATTCTGGATCATCAGACCGCTGCCGGATACCGCCGGAGCAGAAAAGGTAATCGCTTGACGAGCATAACCTGTATAAGAAACTTCCGTCCCGCCTGTGCCGGTATCAGAAGGATTGCTCTGGTACAAAGCGAGATACATGGTAGATGGTGCTGTAATGTTCTGCTGACGCGCCACATTCAGCATCAAATTTTCAAAATAGTTAGTTGCATACATTGACGCTAATCCTCCACTTTGATCGATTGTGTGATTTGTATATTGACGGCATTTGAACTGCCGATATTCCTGATGACGATATAGGTCGGCGTATCTGCCGTTCCTTCATACTCCGGGTTATAGATCCTGTTTACAAAAGGCTTAGTGATGGTATTTCGGTAAGCAAACGGTTCAAGCAGGAAATTCAGCGTAAAGCGGTTACCCATTTTCCGCAGACATTCCAGGCTTGGAGCCTGATAGATTCGCCCGATATAATATTTATCAGGTTCATTCCACAGGCGCAGTTGAGACTTCTTACTGAGGATATAAGCCATCTCACGAGCATCATCCCTGGTTCCGGCTCTGACAGTCACGCAGTTGATGATAAACGGTCTTTCGTCGTAGTACTTTGCGCCGTAATCGTAAACGCCGTTACGAAGCGGGACCGTCACTTTTCGTTCTCTCAACTGCGGTTTCAATACGTCTCCGGGCATACCGTCATCACTGATCTGGATGCCGAAACGCTGGAACATGTCAGTCGTCCCAAACTGGAATGACGATTTATCAATATATGTGTACTCGCTCATAAAGTCGCTCCTGACATCCTGATTCTGTTCAAGAAGGCTGTTCCCAGTTCATCTGCCACTTCTGATACAGTGGTTCCGTACGAATTGACATAAATATTGACGTCACCAAAGGTCCTGCTGTTGTTATTGCTGATGTTATTCAGGATCCGCTCTGTTTGATCGCCGTTCATGAATCTGCCATCGGTATTCGGAATAAAGATCTCCGGTCGATTCTGTGCATCATCACCGACTAAATAAGGATGATAAGCATATCCGTTTCCACCGGAAGCACGGGGAGTCCATGACCCATCAAACAGCCAACCACCGGAACCACCGCCACGACGCTCATTTCCGTTTTCATCAACAAAACTGTTAGCTTCTCCGCCTCTGCGCATCCAATCAAGAGCAGAACTAACTGCTGTTGCAATAGAATTAGCCCATCCTCTTACACGTTCTCTTAATCCATCCAGACCGGATGTGTCGGTGTTTGCTACATCGTCGAATGCACTTTGAACATCTGATCCCATTCCAGATAAAGCTGTGTGAACATCTGTTTTCGTTCCGTCTGCTTCTGTACTGATATCATTCATGTATTGAATAATCAGAGGGTTATATTCACCCCATTTACTGTAAATATCTGCCAGGTTCGTACCTGTTTCATCTGCGTACAGTTTGATTACTTTAATCAAATCGTTATAGTCAACATTCGCACTTTCAGCAAATTTATGCAATTCCTGCTGAACGTCTGCATATGCCTGCTTTACTTCTTTTGTTTTGTTGCTCTTATCAAAGAAATCGACAACTTTTTCAGTAAGATCCAGAATTTTTGGAATTAAATCAGCGACTTTTCCGGTAAATTCAACGAATTTTTCTGTAAGTTCCGGGATTTTATCTTTCAAGTCCTGTACCCATTGAAGAAGACGTTCATCCTGCATGAGTTCCAGCACCTTTTCTGCAAGTTTACCGACAGATTCCGTCAGTGCGTCCATGACAGCTTTGCCGGCATCCGACTGAAGAAATTCATTTACCTTACCGATGAACTCACTATAAACTGGAAGGAGTTTCTCGCCGATCGTCTCTTTCAGGTTCTTCATGACGGTGTTCATCGTATCAAGCTGGGAATTGTAGTTATCTGCTTCTTTATCGGATTGTCCAAGCAGAAACTCCAGATCTTCCATCACAATTGCCAGTAATGCAGATGTTCTCTGTGTCCGGTCAAGTTCAAGAACCGTTCCACCCAAGGCATCGTTAAAAGCATTTTCTGCTTCGGTGACTGCTAACGATGCCTTCTGATATTCGAGTGAATTTTCGCCATATTTAGAAAGGGCTTCAGATGCTTTTTTGTTGGCTTCTGCAACTTTGAGCGTTGCTTTTTCCACTTTGGTCTGATCAACTTCGATATTGACAAGACCCATTTCCAGAGCCTTTGCCTTGATCGCCGCTTCATTCGTTACAACACCGAACTGCTGGAGAGCTTTTGTGCTTGATGTAAAACCGGAAGTCAAAGACTGTATAACAGCATCGATATCTTTTCCTGTTGCCGCTCTCAGGTCTGCCGCCAAGCCAATCAATGATTGTGACATCTCCAAAGCTTGTTCTTTGCCATAACCAAAACCATTGAAAATTGCACCGAAGCTGTTTACATATCCCTGCAGATCTCCTTTATAAATCCGCAGTCGAACACTGTTATCTTCCACCCATTTCTGAGATTCTTTCGCGAGGTTCCCATAGACTTGCTCAGAATAACCAATCGCGTCTTCGTATGCAGCTGCCAACTCAACGGCTTCATTTGCATAATCTTTTACAAATGATGCAACAGCCTTCGCTGCTTCCCAGGCTTTCTGCGCGATGTCCTTGAAGAATCCGGCAACAGCAGAAAGTCCTTTCGAGATTCCGCTTGCAATTAGATTCCCCTTAATAATATCTCCGAGGGAAATAGTCTTCTTTCCAGCCTCATCAGCCTCAGTGCCGAAAGCCCTGACGCGTTCATTTGCGAGAGACTGTTCCCTCTCTGCGGATTCTAACTGCCTTTCTAATTCAGCAAGTGCTTTTTTATATTTATCTGTTGATTTATCAGCTTCCTGCTCGTTCAGCTTTTGAATAGCCTTCTTAATAAGGTCTACTTTATCAGAAGCATTCTTGGCGGCTTCCTGCAATAATTTCAACTTATCCGCTGTTTTTTCAGTGGACGATGAATCAAGTTTGAGATTTTCATTGACGGTTTTTAGGTCTTTGGAAATATTACGAGCGTCTTTTTCAAGACTATTCAAAGCCGTTGTGAATTTAGTGGTGTTTGCACCAATCTCAATTGTCAAACCTTTGATTGCTGAAGAAGAAGCCATTATCTTATCTCCTAAAAGCTGTCATAATCTGCCTGGGTGGCAGTCCGCCGATTATCGGCTTGTCTTTGTTTTCGTTCATCGTTCTGATTGATTTTGTAATAAGCCAAATCAACCACTTCACCGATTGTCATTATGTCTATATCCGAGACGGTCAGCCCGATTGTCATGCCGAGGTTATATATCATTACCGTACTGATTTTCTCTGAACTGCCGTCTTCAGTCAGTTTTTTAGTTCAACCGTTGGACGTGCGGATTTTCCCCACGCGTCAAATAATGCACTGATTATTTCTTCGACCGGAAAGACAAAATCAAAACCGTCGATCCAGTCTTCGTAATTCGGAATGTTCTCGTTTCTGTTCTTTGCAAAAGCCCAAATAATTTTTCCCGCTATTTCCGTATCTTCAAAACTGAGCACATTTTGTGTCATATAGTTTTCAAGATTTACCTTTGCCATAATGCGCTCAAAGATTTCCTGTTCTGTCAGATTATCCGGATCAATCCCGCTCATGTCTAATCCAGACAGCGGAGATTTATGCAGTTTTTTGTAAAGTTCTGTCATATCATCGACAAGATCACGACCATATTGCTGCCGGTAAATTCTTCCTGCACGGTTTGCAAGATTCACATCAAGATTTATGTCCTGATCTTCAATTTTCATCTTTAGCGTTATATACATTTGTTTACCTCCGTCTCAGCGAAAAACCCACCCATTTTACTCTCTAACCCACTAACGCTGAGATGAAAATGAAATTAGGCAGCAGTCAAAGAGATGGCCTTTGCAACTGCGGCTGTGCTCACACTGACAGTGTCTGTTTCGGTCTGGTAGCCGTTCGCGGACACCATAACGTCATAAGTTCCGGCAGCCAGGTACATGACTGCGATACCGGACGCATTGGTCAGAGCGGTCATACCATTGCTCAAAACGACCATGGCATCAGCAACAGGTGCGCTGTCGGTACCAGTGACGGTAAAGGTCACGGTCTGCTGCGCAGTTCCAGTCGGAACATAGGCTGCGCTAAACCAGTTCTGGTAGACAGTATTATCCACATCAACCCGTGTGGAGGCTTTGACGACACCGTCTGCGCGAGGAATCGCTGTCAGGTTCAGTGTCCTATACTGAGCGGTCTTACTGTCGTTATCACCGGCAGTTGTGGCAGACATGGAAGGTCTGGAGGCGGTGATATTGTACATCACATGACGCGTGTTTTTCGCATCCTGGACCCACTCCCAAAGTAAGTAGAAACGGTTTACGACCGGTTCTTTCTCTTCAAACTGGACATTCTTGCTGTCGATGGATTCGGAGAGGACCCACGCGGCGAAGTCGTCGTCCAGATTTGTCAATTCAAGGCTTCCGGTATAACCGGAATTCTGACGGCCTGTATAAATCACGGTCCCGTCTGCGAACACTTTGACAAGATCTCCTGCCGGATCCCAGTTTACCTGACGGTTACCCTGGAACATGGTCGGTGCTCCGTAAACGTCATTTCCCTGTGCATCCACAGTAATCTTGCCCCAAGCGGAAGCTGCGAGACCCCAGTTTACTCTATTCGGCATTTTATTACCTACTTTCTAACTCTCTAATTTAGATTGAAACAATTCTAAAATCTGACCTGCGCTGTTCTGCACAGCTTTTGCAACATGCGGACGGCCTCTCACTGTCGAAAACTCCAGAATATTGATAAGAGGAATATTTGTGTTATTTTTCCCTTTCACCTTCTTGGAATTTCCCACTGACCGGACATATTTTGCTTTTGGACGGTTTTTGATTGCCCAGCAGTCACGATAACGCGGACTTCCCTTACTTGTGCCTTCAAAAGGTGGAGACACTTTCTGCGCTTCCTTGATAAACAGGTTAGCACCTTCTTCCGCACCTTTTTCCATTGCTTCAAGCACTCTGGTTCGATAGTTGCCGATGATTTTCATAAGAGCTTCGTCCATTTCAGCAAGGCTCGTGTAAGTAGTGTCTGCCATTATGCCTCCATTAGATGCGGAATAGAGAACGTCGCTCTAAATGTAGCATAGCCGACATCATCAACGTCTCCGATCTCATTCCATCCGCCGGTACATCCAAAACCTGCTGACCGCAGTGCTTCACGAATGGAGTCCATTCGGTCTGTCGCAGTCTGACGTCCGACATAGGTCCGTGCGACTGAGTACTTGATATAATATTGCACCGCGATTAAAGCTGTTCGGTAATAGAGTTTCGCATCTGCTGATACTTCGGAAGAATCATCTTCAAAGGAATAAATGACGTATTCTGTCTCCTGTTCGTTGCTGATTTCTGCGCGTCTTCCCCAAAAAGAATAAACAGATTCTGACTGTGTTATCAGCAGAGTATCAAGCGTAGTCTGGACAAGATTGAGAATATCTTTCATCATTTCGCCTCGTATCTTGCGATTTGAAACTCCATATATTGGCACTCTTCCAGGATGTTGTCAACAGTACCGAAGACTTCATAAACATTTTGAGAAGTCAGATTTGGCTCTGTCTCGCCTTCCGGAATCGTACCGCGCACCGCGACCATGGCACCAGACCGCAGTTTGTCAAAGAGTGCCGGAATAAACGGCATTCTGATAACTGCACGTTCCAAAGCACCTTCAGCATCACCAAGAAAAACCTCATTCTGGTTCTTCCCGGCCAGAATCTTACCGCGCCATTCACAAGGGAATACAGACATTGTTCCTTCCGTGTAAAGCGTCCATGTAGTCGTGTTTCCTTCACTGGCTTTATAAGTCGTTGTCTTTTCCCAAAAAGAAATCGGAGTGACGAACCGTGCTCGAATTTTCATTCACCGTCTCCTTCTTCGTCTGGATCATCCGAAATAGGTTCCGGGTCCGGTTCGGGTTCAGGATCTGGTGTCGGCTCCGGTTCTGGCTCTGGTTCAGGATCAACAGCCGAAGCTGACCGTGCTTGTACAATCAAAGCAACAAGCACGGGATTTAGCTTCATTTCGGTCGGATCAGTATTCACGGCCTCTTTGGCGTAAATGATGATCGCTTGCTTTGCACGGGCAGATTCGCTGTCAGCGACAAGGTCAGATGATGGCCATCCTGCACCGATCAGAAACGCCTTTGCACCGGCAATGATGTCAGAGATTTCAGCATCCTTGTTGGTTTCGGAATAATAGATTCCAAGTGCTCTTTTTACGGTATCGAGAATAGCCATCTTTCAATCCTTTTATTTGCAGTACTGTTTGCGGATCATCGCAAAAGCATCGACCGGAACAGCATCAACCGCAGAGTCATTGCTGACTTTGACAGTCACGAAACCTTTGCTGACATCGCAATTGTCAACGCTGACAATGATGATCCCGTCAGTAGCACCGCCGGTGCCGGCAGTGGAAGCGGTTTCATAAGCAGTGATTTCTGCAGCGCCCGTACCTGAAGTATCAGTTGCCTGATACACTTCAACAGTCACAGACTTGCCTTCGGCAAGGGCACCGTGACGAACGACAAAATCAATAGAACCAAGTCCCGGAGGACAAGCAATATAAGCGCCTGTCGCATTTCCACCTTTAGCCTGAGCCTGAGGCGCGAGGACGGCTTTAATGGTGAGTTCTTCAGCAATTTTGCAAGACATGTTTCACCTTCTTTCTTATGCACGAGCAGCCAGAGTGACATAAGAAGCACGCTTAGTGGAAGAATTGACCAGGTCAATGCCTTCGTCGTACTTGCACATGCCGTTGACATAGCTGATAGCACGGAATGCCATCTGTGCAGTGTCAAATGCCACATGGATGGATGCAGCAGTTTCGACGCCACCCTTGAAGACTTCCAGATATTCGAACGGGTTCCAATACAGGACATCACCCTTGTCACCGAGAGCAGAGCAGAAGTCGCTTTCGATGATCTCGCGACCGAACAGACGATCGTAACCAGCAACACTGATGCCGTTTTCGGGCATATAGATGAATTTGTCGGTGTGAGCACCGGACAGATACATCTCAGGCAGTTCAGCAGCAACATCCGGATGCATGGTCCAAATCGCATTGCGGCGGGCAGTGCTGATCAGGGCATTGCGCATTTTCAGGAAGTTCTTACCGACCACAGTATCTGCGGACTGACCGGATTCCTTCGCGATGATGGTTGTGCCGGGATTGGCGATGACATTCTCGATGATCATCTTTTCGCGGAGACGAGCCATCGCAAGAGCAAAGCCGCGTTCCAGCAGTGAGCCGGTGAAGGATGCATCGCGCATTTGTTCGTCAGTGACATAAGCCAGAGCAGCCAGCTTCTTCAGACCCAGGCGGATCTGTTTGAGAGCCGGCTTGGTGTTCGGGATCTGAGCACCTTCTTCGACCACATAAGCCTGGATGCCGCCAAAGACATTAGCTGTGGTGGTTTCATTGACCATCGCAACGTAGACTTCGTTGGCATTGGCAGAAATCTGATAGCGGTCGATGCGGTTCAGGATTTCAGACTGTTCGATCATGGAATCCATGATGCGGTTGGCGAAATCTACCTGGATGGCGTAGCCGCCGTCACCGCCCACCTGAGTGTTCATGCCCAGGATAGAACGCTGAGACTTTTCCAGAGCCGGAGTAGTGCCGTAGCCCATGGTAGCTTTCTTGATGTCGAAAAGCTGTTCACCGAAAGAGCGGTAGATCTTGCTGTCGTCAGTCTTGACTTCTGCGGGAGCCTTGCGCTCTTCTTTGACGATTTCCGGAGTAGTGACGGCAGCGGTCCGTGCTTCTGCTTCATCCGGAATGTCATTGATCATTCCTTCCAGATCGCGGATTTCGCCGTTCAGCTTATCCAGTTCAGCACTAAAGCGTTTGATGTCCTCAACGGATTCAGACGCCTGGATGCTGTTTACAAGTTCTGCCTTCCGCTGATTTTTAGCGGTCAGCATGTTCTGAAGTTTGTCCTTCATGATCATTCTCCTGTGCCTTGTCCAATCGTCCAATTGCCTGTGCCGATCGTCCAATCGGTCACAAGAGAAGGCTGTTTGTAATTGTTTTTACGCATTCGCCAGAGCTATTGCCCTGGCCTTCTCTAACTCCAGCTTCTTTGCTTCGGCTTCTGCCTTCATTGCGTCCACAGTTTCTAAAGCTCTGGCGTAAATGCTGGTGTTTTCATAAAATCCGTTATCAACTGCAGAAACGTCGTAAACCGTCTCGATGCGGTTGATTGTCCGCTTGACGACCGAAAAGTCATCAGAATATTCCCAAACGTCACCGCCCTGGGCAACAGTAAAGGCAAAGCTCATCTCATCGACCAGACCATCACGGATCATTCGGTAGAGATCACGGTTTGACTGTGTATCGATCAGTTCGGCTCGAATCTTCAGACCGAAGTCATCTGTGGTCAGGTTCAATGAGCCGTTCTTCACACGAGCCATGGCGAATACAGTGTCATTGTGGTTGTATCGCATGACTACCCGGCGCATATCTGCTCCGTCAAGTGCATTTCTGCTGATGGTCTCGGTGTAGGTGTCATCGCCGAAAGTGTAAGTCTGCGGCTGTTCAAAAACCACAGCGTATCCTTCTACGATCATCCTGCTGTCTTCAATCGGAGTCATGACACCGTCGCGCATTTCTTCAGTCGGTGCGGTGATGGTCATGGTCCTGCGTTCGATTTTGTCTTTATCAATTGTCATTCTTACCACCTTCTCCGGTGCTCATTGCGGTTGTGTCTGTCGGTTCTTCGGTTATATCGCTTCCGATCCTGTCAGCCTGATACTGGTCAACTGTCTGAGCATTCACATAGTTCAGGGACTGCAGTCTGCGTTCACCGCCTTCGATCGGATCAAGACCAAACATATCCAGAACGCCGTTTATATCCATCAAGGCCGTGTTGAATGCGATCTTTGCCATTTCCTGTTTCTGAGCCACAGACATATAACGCAGTGTATTGAAATATCCCCGAATCTTATGTCCGATTTCTTTTTCACGTTTCGTAAAACATTTCTCAGACATTTCCTGCTCAAAGTCATTCATGAAAGGCGCAACGCACATCTTGAAAAACGCGTCATACTGGTCGGCGGTGTAATCTCCGTCCAGGATCGCTTCGGATACACCGAAGCGTTGCGTAATGCCGGATTTCATAAACTTTACCAAACCCTCGGCAATGACCGGTGACTGCATGTTTACCGGAGTGAAATCTCCGCCAAGATCGGTAACGACCATACCCATCTGAGAATCGAGGATGTGCGCTTCAAAATTCTTGCGCTGCTCTTCCATCCTGGACCGCTCCAAAAGTGATTTGATGTTGTATACACCTTTGACCTGTAAAGAGGATGCAATAGCCTTTGGCAGTCCTTCCACGGTTGCATTCATGGCATTTACGGATTTCGTAATGTCGCCCATCTCCGGGAATCCGAAATCATTACCGCCGCCTTTGAACAGGTTTGTGCCTCGGCGCCATTTCAGATGGATGATGTCGGCATATGGCAGGATATACTCTTCACCGGTCGTCAGGATGAACTTGATCTCCCAAACATTACCGGATTCATCTGTCCCGACTTCAAACTCGATCGGTTTGAGGATCCAGAAAGCCTCGAATTTCTTATGCTTCTGCCCCAGTTTGTCAGTCACCCATGTGAATTGAGGATAGACAAATACATTGTTGTATTTGGCTCTCATCCAAACCAGACAATTGAGAAAATCACTGGTCGTCTGCAGCGGATTCGGATGAAATGCAAAGAGTCTTGAGATATCATCGTCCTGGATCTTGATCTGATTGTCTTTTTCAACAATGGATCGGATCTTTGCTTTACTGACCTCTGTTGCGATCCGATCGATCGGATTCAGGATTGATTCACTTTCATAGATATTCTCAGACGGATAAACCCATCCGTCTTTATCGACTTTATAACCGCTCCCGGTAAAGACATACGGAGACAAGATCCAGTTCTGACTGCTGTCTTCTTTTGTGCGGTTGCCAAGCAATTTATTAAACCATTGTGCCAAGCCCATTACACGGCAACTCCTTCCGGTTTGCGATTTTGTGCCATTACTTTGACCGTTTCTAAAAACTCCGCCCTGTTTCTCTGTAACATTGCATAGCAGTTCAGGGCAGCCGCTCCGCCGTCAATACGGTTACGCGGGTTTCCAAAATTCTTTTTCGGCTTGATATAGCCGTTCTTATCAGTTTCAACAGAAATGTTTTCAAGGTTCCACTTGAAAACAGGGTTCTGGTTGTATTTGACTCTGTGCATGGTCAGTTCAGCTTCCATGGCTCTCATCGGCTCTGACAGACTGACTGTGGTTTGCAGGACCTGCTCTGCGACACCTGTCCCGATCAGATCTTCGAACCGCCTCCGAAACTCAAGAGCAAAGCGATTATCATAACCAACACGAAAAGGATAGATCTTGTAGTTACGATACAAGTCATAAAACCACTCCGCCACATCTGCTACAAATACTTCTGATCCTTCGCAGATCGTCACATATCCCATTCTTGCCCATTCCCGGTAATCCTTCTTTTCAGGATTCAGGGCATTATCTCCGTCCGCAAGCTGGATGTCTGCTTTGGTTTCAGGTATCCAATAATGCGGATACAGATAAGTCGTATCATCATCCGGCAGTTTCAGCATGATCACTGCAGCACACAGGTCTGTGGTTTCTGCAAAGTCACACCCGCCAATAAACGGCAGACCCCGAAACTGCTCCATGTTGAAGTTCCCTTCGTCTTTGATCTGTTCCAGGCTTAGCCACGCGACTGTGGCGTTCTGCTTGATGTTAAAGTCCTTTGCCAGAGTAAATCCCCTGGTAGATGGCTGCTGCCGTGCTTCTTCAAGACGTTCCCGCAGATAACTGAATTTCTTTACTGCGCCCAGAGAAGGATTCGATTTGTACCAGGAGTTCTCATCCTGCCAGACCTCTTCTTCACTGTCCTGCGTGTAAAGCCAGATCAGCCATCTGTCATTCTCTGCTTCACCGCGCAGGATCTTCCGCGCCATTTCAAGCCGTTTATCGAGATAGCCGTCCTGGATAAATCCTTCTGTTGTAATCTCGATAAAGAGCGGTTCATCCTGCGTTGAGACTGCCTGTCTCAGCGGTTCGATCAGCCGGTTATCCTGCATCTCGTGCACTTCATCTGCTACGACGACTTTCAGGTTTCGGCCTTCCTTCGCTCCGCCTTTGCTGGACATTTTGCGGATCGTGCCTTTGTTCTGGTAGGAGAATTTTCCTCTGGCATTCTTTTGCTTCGGATTTCCCATGAAAATGCCTTTGATATTCTTACGGGATGTCCTTGCCAGTCTCGGAGATTCTTCCCGCATGGCATTGATCCCATCGAACATTAGCGAAGCCTGGTCATAGTCGTTTGATGAGCACATGACTTTTGTACCCATCTCTCCGCAGTAAAACTCAGCCAGTGTAATAGCACCAACCACCGGTGTTTTACCGTTCTTCCGCCCTACCAGGAGCAGCAGCTCACGAAAGCGTCTGATCCATTTGTCAAGGTCCTCGTCAAATACTTTGAAGCTGTAAAGCACTTCCAGAAATGCTTTCTCCCATAAAAGCAGGAGAAACGGTTTTCCTGCCCAGGGTGCTTCATAGTGTTTGCATTCACGTTCAATAAAATTGATGCGCTTTTCTGCGTCAGCCGTATCATAGCGATATCTCGGATCGTCCAGATCATGCTCCAGTTTCTCCAGTTCGGTCATCAGTTCCCGACCGACAATGATCTTCCCGTCCCTGATCTCGCTGAGATACTCTTGGAAGTAAGACATTATTCTTCCTTTTTGGCTGCTCTTTTCTTCACGACCTTCTTTTCGGCCTTTTCTTCAGCCTTCTTCTCTTCGACCACCTTTTCAATATATTCAGCAGTCGCCGGAATGGTTTTAATCTCGATTCTCGGCATTATTCGTAATCCTCCAAATCATCAAAGTTTTCTGTTTCGACAGCACACAGTTCTTTGCAGATCCGGGACATCATGTTTGTGTAGGACGCCCTTTTCTGGATCAGCAGTTTCTCTCGTCTGGCGATAATAGAAAACCTTGCTCCCCGGTCTTTCAGGCTTTGGATTGCCTGTTTCAATTCGATGATTTCGTTTTTACAGTCAAATGCTTCTTCAATCAGACCATCCATCACCTGACGTTTGGTCTCATCAGCATTTTCAAACAGCTTCGCAAAGTCTTTCAGTTCCATAGCATCCAAATAAAAAAAGACACCGCGACTGCACAAAGCAAACAGCGGTGTCTTTCAACCTATGAATATTATACTATATTTTGCGAAAATTTACCAGATAGTGCATTTTGTGACAATGTTTTATGAGATACTTTGAAAACAGCCAAAAGCGTGCAAAAAATAAGCAAAGTCTCACAAAAACCGAAATCCGAAAAAGTCAAAATTATGGTGTGTGTTAATGCAAGCCCCGGCCGACAGTTAGCGTGGCGGGGGAGTAAAATCGGTGACGCGGGGGGGGGTTCTTCTCCCCTGCACGGGTGCGGATAGGTTGCTGAAGAAATTGTTTCTGTCCTATGGAATATAATCCCTAAACCATCCACGAATTACATTCTCAAAGGCTATACCCCTATGGTCCGATGGATCATTCATCAAACGCCTGATGCATTCCTCTTGCGTTGCTTCTATCAAGATTGTCGATGCACCAAGGCGGGATGCTAACCGCGCCCTCTCATCCTTACGGGGAAGAGATGCGACGACCCAGGCTGTGGTCCAGTTCCCGTTTCGCATTCGGATTTGATCATATAAAAAATCTCTGACTGCAAACGCAGTGCGCTGCAATTCGGCAGAATGGGTATGGATCGGGGTCAGGGAGATGGCATGATAGATATAATCCAGGTCAACAACAAGGTCACCGTCTTCCATGTTCTCTTTTACATAGGTTGTCTTGCCGGACAAAGGCGCACCGAAGACGATGAACACCTGCTTGCGTCCTTTGATAAACCCTCTGTCTGCATGCTGAAGCGCATGACAATGAGGACAGAGAATCTCGATATTATCAGGATTCACCGCAACATTTGGATCTTTCAATGTTTCGTCTGTCAGGTGCTTTTTGTGATGTGCGATAAGCTGTGAAGTATCTGTCGAACAGTCAAGTCCACATCTGTCGCAGATGCCATGCCGCTGAATAATAAGGACGTTCCGCAGATCGCGCCAACGCTTTGAAGCATAGAATCGCTGAAGTTCAGGCGAATGTGCCATTATTCGTCCTCGTCAGGAGAATCAAATCCAAGAATCTTTGTCAATAATTCCAGACATCGTACCTGATCTGCAGGACGTAATCTGTCAAAATCGATAGGCGCATAAGCAATATCTTTCAAACGCTTTATAATACTATCCCGCGTAACAGCATTAGCTTCACTCGCTTCCTGCTGTAATTCAGCATATCTCACCTTAATCTCACCACGCTTCAGTAGATCTGATGCCCGATTATCAATAGCATTCAGTTTCCAGTTCTTTTTTTCAGGATACGCAAAAAGATAAGCTTCACGCTGAGTCATCCCCTGCATGAGTCCTTGTAAATATTTCTCTTCCTGCGGTTTGATCTTTTTCATTTTGCATTATCCAATATCTGCGTATCATGGTCATTCACTGCTATCCAATACATCTTCGGCTGCGGATAGCACTCACAATAAACATAACCGTTGTGTTCAACGGTCTTTCCGGTGCACGTCAGATCCGTCCCCTGTGGAAAAACGTCGAATTTTGAGAAGTCGTCGTACCATGCTTTAGCACCTGCCGGACAGACAATTTTGACCTTTTCACCAAGCTGATCCGCACCCTTGAGAACAGGTTTCGGTTCCGGAATCGGCTGTTCGACAGACGAATGCAGATAATGCATTGGATTCAGTGTTTTGTTATTTGCATCGCGCATTTCAAAATGCAGATGCGGACCAGTGCTGTTTCCTGTTGATCCTGAATATCCGATTACCTGAGAGCGGACAACGGCCTGACCGACCTTGACAGGAATATCCTTGAGCAGATGTTCGTAAATCGTAACGTTGTTATCAGAATGCCGGATAAAGACTG